GGACAATATTAATAATAAAATTATTAATATTATTATTTAGGACAATATTAATAATAAAATAATTAATATTATTATTTAGAACAATATTAATTATTTTTCAAATATAAAAATAATTTAAATTTTTCAGTATTTTTATTAAAAATTTGAATAATAATAAGTAATTATGTAAAACTAGTATAAAATATATAAAGTTATATTTACAATATAAATGTCAAAACTCGTCTATGTTAATGAACTTATTGTTGATTGTCGCCTTCGTGGAATCTATTGTCAAATTCGTCATCAAAAATATCAAAAAGCTAAGGATCTAATTTCTCAAATGATAATGTATCTTAAAAATATAGATGTTAACATTGAAAAAGAACTTTATAATGAGATTATTGAAGAATTCTATCATATGTCAGTTGAAATGGCATTTAAAAAATATAATAATGTTCATGATCGTGTTCGTAATCTTCATTATAAAATTCGTTATAATTATTAAATTTTTATTATTTAAAAAATTAATATATTATTTATATTAATGAAAAATAATAATGTATTAATAAAACTTGAAAATATTATAAAAAAATTGAAAAATGAAAATAATATTAAAGATCTTCAACAATTATTAGAATTATTTTATATTTTAAATACTAATAATTCTCAATGGATAATAAAATAAATAAAAAAATAACATTTGAATTAATTAAAAATATTATTATTCAACAAAATAAATTATTATTAAAAGAAGTTGCAAAGAAAACAAATATTAATCAAAATTATCTAGATAAACATTATATTAAACCTGAATATTATTTACCTATTATCATGAAAAATCAAAATTTAAAATAATTTATTCTTCTATTTTTTCTAACATTAATTTTGTTTCCTTTACTAAATTAATAAATTCATCCATTTTTCTATTTAATTCTTTAATATCATTTTGCATTGAACGTATATCTTTTTGCATATTAATAATTTGAATATCATTCTTTTTTTCTTTTTCATATTTTAATTGTTTATACTCCTCTTCTGCATCTAATTTTATTTTATATGCTTCAATTTCATATGCATTTATATTTAATCTTTTTGCAATTTCTTCAAAATTTAATTTTTCTACTTCCATTATTCTAATTGCTTGCTGAAATAATTTTAATTTTATACTATAAAATGTTCTTTTATGTTCTCTAGCTATATCTTGTAAGTTTTTATTAGTAGAAGCTTTTAAAATTAATTGTTGTACTTCTTCTTCTGTCCATCTTGAACCAGCTCTACAAATATTAACATCTAGAATTTTTGTAATCATTTTAATCTATTAATACTATTTTTAATTTAAATAATTTTTATTTCAAATTTTAATTTAATTATTATATAATATTAATTAAGTTAATATTATATAAAATATTATAAAAATATATTTTTATAAATGTATCCATCTTCTTTACATTTTATTAAATATAAAAAATCTTATCTCGGCACTTATTCTAACTATAATAAGAGTACTTCTATAATTGCTTTTATTAAATTAAATGATGCTAAAATTGTTAAAAAAAATATATTATATGAAAATTTTCAATTATATCAATATAATAATAAATTTTTATTAAATAATAATCCTTTAGAATCAATATCAAATAAACCTATTAAAAAAAAACTATTACGAATATATTCAAAAGAAACTCCTCTAAGTATATATTATACATTAATTAATAATACTAATTTACGTCTAATTGATGATATTAAAATGATTGATAAAAATGATAAAAAATATATTGAATTATTATCAAATTATAAAATTAATTTTGAAGATTTATTTATTAATGAATCTATGATTGCAAATCATATGAATAATATTTATTATGATAATAAAATTAATTATTCATTTGATTATCTGAGTTCATTAGTCGATTTAGATGGATATGAAGCTGATGATGAAAATGATGATTAATACTATTAATAAATAAAAAATTAATAATATTTAAATATTAAAATTATATTATTAATATTTAGTTATGACACAATTATCATGGAGTTCATTAAGTGATAATCAAAGTTTATTATCAAATGTAAGAGGTAGTTTAAATACTAGAATACAAATTGATAATTTAGAAAATAATAATATAGATAATACACAATTATTAGAAGATGCTTTAAATTTATTAAAATTTAAAAGAGAAAAAGAGTTAAATATTAATGAAAATATTGAAACTCCTATTAATACTTTGAATATAGAAAATATTGCAGATTTTATTCATAATATGAAAAACTTAAAACAAGAAAGAGAAAAATTAAATATAGAAATTATTAATATAGTAAAAGAACATAATAAAATTAATGATATTAGTACTATTATCATTGATAATATTAAAAAATTAAAACCTGTAAATTCTAGTATAATTAATAATGAATTATTAAATATAAATAGTACATTTTGGTGGAATAAATCAAATAGTAATAATAATTTAGATATAGATATTAATAAATCTAATTTAATAAATAATAATGATAGAAATAATCAACATACAAGCAAAATTAATGAAATTATATCAAATATAAATAAAATTACTTATGATTGTTATGATTATGATATTTTATTATCAATGGAAAATAAATTAAAAAATATAGATAGTATGCTTTTAATATATACTGAATTTATTAAAAATTCAAAAGAAATTATTGAACCTATAATTACAGAAGAAAATAATATTAAATGTAAAATTTGTTTAGAAAAAAATGTGAATATTGTAATTAATCCATGTGGTCATACAATATGTGAAGAATGTTTTAATAAAATAATACTACCTAAACGATGCCCTACATGTCGTACAGAAAATATTACTTCTATGAAATTATATCTATAAATCTAATAAGTCAAAATATATTTGTAATTATATTTTTTAAAATATAAATTTTTAAATAATTCAAAATATTATAATATTATGATATTTATTTAGTTGTTGATGAATGTCATAATTTATTGAATATATACTCAAGCAAATAAATTATGGAACACTTAAAAATTTTCAGTTTACAATATTTATTTATTTTAAATATATCCGAGTCAGCCTATTGTTTATCTTCTCTTCAATAGGCCTTACCCTCGCTACTTGATGCCTTCATTCAATTATTCCAAATACTTAACAGATAATAATCCATCTAGAAATAGTAGAATGGCTAGTTTGGCATAGTAAAGATGTTTTTTTCCTTAAGCTTTTTACTATAAAATATATATGTATTGCAATATTTCTTTTTTCCATAGAATAAATTTTAAAAATTATAAGTAAAATATAATTTTAAAAGAAAAAAATGTTCCAAAATTGATTGGTCGAACTATAACTTTAAAAAAATAAAATTAATTTTATTATAGTTTTGAAATAAATTTTTATCACAGGTTATTAATTATTTAATAATAATTTTAAACAAATTATTAAATAGCCATTGGTGCTTCAATTTTGGGTCCACTTAGGTATGATATAAGTGTAAAATCTGATAATTCAATATCTTTGAAATCTTTATCTTTAATAGATTCATTTAAAATTAATTTAGGAAATGGTAATAATGGTCGACTTAACTGTAGTTTCATTTGATCTAAATGATTTGAATATAAATGACCATCACCAATACTAATAATTAACTCATTTGGTAAGAAATTACACATTTTTGCAATAATATATGTCAATATACTATGTGATAGTATATTAATTGGTAATCCCAAATAACCATCTGCACTTCTAGAGTAAAAATGAGATGATAAATATTTTTGTCCATTTTTTTCAGTGATAAAGAACTGAGATATTAAAGAATGGCATGGTGGTAGTACACCTTGATCAATATATAAAGGGCAGTACGTTGTCATTAAATGCCTCCTTGACCAGGGATCATCTTTTAATCCTTGAACTAATTTATTTAATTGATTAATTCCTTCACCAGTATAATCATGTTTACATCCTTTATATTCAGCTCCTATGAAATTATGAATCCAACCATACATAGGTCCTATATCAAATTCATCATAATGGCCAAGCCCTCGTGATTCTTGAAATGATTTTGTAGAATTTCCATCCCATATATGAACTCCTTGTTTTTGTAAAATAGTTGCATCTGTCTGACCTTTCAAGAAAAATAATAACTCTTTAACAGTAAGTTTAAATGGAACAAACTTTGTTGTAAGTATTGGAATTGATTCAGATATATCAAATCTTAATTGTCCACCAAAAATTGATAAAGTATCAATTCCTGTTCGATTCTCATGCATATCTCCATTTTCTAAGATATTTTTCATATGATCAAGATATACTCTTTCTCCGTGTATTTTTTCACTTTTTTTATATGTAATATATCTATAATTACAATTTTCCTCCTCACTTCTCATCATATCACTATAATCTTTTATCATATATTCACCAAATCTATCAACAGGAAAATAAGTATCACAATCAAATTCTTTTTCAATAATTGTAGCATAAATATTATTAGCTTTTCCAACAAATTCTTTATATAAAGAAGCACCTCCAATAATAAATATATTTTTTTCTGGAAACATATTAATATAATTTTGAATTTCATTAAAATTTATAAAATATACTTGATCAGAATTATATACATCTTGATTACTTGTAACAACAATATTTATACGATTCTTTAATGGTTTTTTATTTTCTGGAATACTTTCCCAAGTTTTTCTTCCCATAATAACAACTGAATTATATGTCAAATCTTGAAAATGTTTTAGATCTTCTTTGATATTCCATGGTAATAAATTATTTTTCCCAATACCAAATTTCTTTGATGTAAATGCAACAATAATATTGATATTCATTGTTAATAATTATATATTAATATATTCTTAAATCAGTTTCAATTTTTATATTTTATTTTCCTAGTTTTTATACATTTAAGTATATACCGAAAACAAAATTATATTTATATTCATTAATATTATTTTATTAAATATAATATAGATCTAATTACATATATAAATATACAATACATATTATAATAAATTTATTGAAAATCCTATTTCTAAAATATTCTTCTCTTCATTATTAATAGATTTATTATTATAAAAAATATTATTAAATATTTTAATTATATAAATTTAATAATAATTATTTTTAAATATATATATAAAAAATGTCTATAAAATTACCTTTAGAATTAAATAAATTACCTATAATTGTATTGACACATTCAGAAAATTCAATCAGAAAACAAATAATGATTGAACAATTAAATAAAATGAATTTATCTGCTGAATATTTTGATAATTCTGGGTATAATGCTACAAATGGCCATATACGTATAATTGAAAAACTCAAAAATGAAAATATCCCATATTGTTTAATTCTTGAAGATGATGCTTGTTTTATGAAAAAGTTTATAGAATTATATCCATTAATTATTAAAGAATTAAATAATATTAATGATTGGGATTTATTCTATTTTGGTGGTAATTTATTAAATAAAATTTCAAAAAAAATATCATCATTAATAATTCAACCAAATATGATTTATTGTAATCATGCATATATAATATGTAATAAATCCTATGATATAACATTATATTGGTTACAAAAATCAGAATTTAATAATTTAGTTGTAGATGATATATATACACGTTCTGATTTAAAAATATTAGCTTCAAATGAGCTTTTAGTTAGTCAATTATCTCCAGGATTCTTATTTGATGATTGTTTATATATTCATAAAATTATGGAAGAAAGTTATAAAAAACATATTTAAAAATTTAATTATATATTTTATAAAATGATAATTGATAATAATAATTGGTCATAGTTTAAAGATAATCAAAAATAAAAATGCTGAAAAAATTGAAAATATAACTGATTATCATAAAATTGCAAAAAAATCAAATTTAGTTTATGAAATGATTCATAAGAATCCTAATATTTTTTAAAGTTATCGGAAAAAAAATGTGAATGTATATGTACTTTTGATTGTGGATGTTCATATGATATAGTCCATGAATTATTTATAGAAAATAAAACTATAAAAGAATCAATTTTTGCTAATATTAAAAATGTAAATTGGTTTATGTCTGGAGATTTTATTATTAATTTAAATTATTTTTATTAATATTATGAATCAAAAGAATTAAGGTTTATTACCTATATCAGTATATAATATTATTAAATCAAAA